GCTCTTTGTGAACTATTAGACATTGAACCGTCTTCTTGTTTATAATTATTCCACTCACAGTATTCAAATATACCCGACAACACAACTGTACCACAATCGAGACATATTTCATTACCCTGTTTATGATCAATTTGTAAGTTTATATGTTTACAATCGCAAATGTCATTTATTTTTTCTTCTTGAGTAAGTTCTTCAAAGTCGTTCCAGATGCTTTCAATTGATACCATAAACAATAGGTGTATACCACATTATATAAATATATCTTAATAATGATTAAAAAACGTAATTTTGCGGCTTAATTTTATATTATTTACATTAAGTTACAATAGATTAGTTATGAATGATGAAATATACATTTTAGATAGACCAACTGTTAAGATAATATTAAATAAAAATATAGAACTTTTTACGGTAAGAATATTATCAAATGACGAATATAATCCCGAGGGCTTTGAAGAATTTTTAAATTACTTCCGAAATACATGGAAACTTATAAAGGCTACTACTGACATTTTTACACTATATGTAGACATTCAAGCGGAAAAAGATAATGAATTACCCTTACCTGCATACATGAATTTACTGAGGTGTATTACAGATGTAAATGAAATCTTAAAAACAAATTGTCACTGTATATGTATATTCACAAAAGAGGCAAAAAAGTGGCAAGATGCTTATAACTTTATAACAACTCTATGGAATCCAAAAGAAAATAGACCTATTAAATTCACGGATAACCAAGAGGATAAAACTGTTTTTTTACAGAGTAACAAATTGATTACATAATTTACAAAAAAATATACAACTTAAATACATTTAATTTAAAAAATGTACATATCATTTAAATTATGAAGATAGTATCTTGGAATGTTAATGGTATCCGTTCGCGTATTTTTAATGAAAAGATTTCAAGCAAACTGAAAAAAGATGAAACAATTTTTCCAATAGAAGGTAGTGCCATTTACGAATTACTAAAACACGATCCAGATATTATCTGTCTTCAAGAAACAAGATGTTCAATTATGAAGTCGAATATGATATCTATCCCGGGGTACAATTCATTTTTCAATGAATCTAAATTAAATCTCGCAAGAGCACCTGATAGGTATTCTGGAACATGCATATTCTATAAAGAAAACATTCAGTGTCAGTTTTCTACGGATCTTCCTGGTTATGAAGATCTAGAAGGTCGAGTGATAATTATGAAATTTGAAAATATTACGCTTGTAACAGTGTACGCCCCAAACTCTGGAACAAACTATGAAAATAAGATAAAGTTTAACACTGCGATGTACAACTTTCTAAATTCACTGAGTGGTAAGGTAATTTTCTGCGGAGATCTTAACGCAGCAAAAGAGACGCATTTTGATCAAAGTAAACATGAACCCGGACCCGGAACTTATCCACACGAACTTAAATTTCTAGAAGATCTAGCATTTATTAATTACAAAGACAATTTGAAGTGTGACACGATCTATACTTGGTGGGATCCTCGACAAGTAAAAGAAAATGGGATGTCTAGAGCAAGGAACAGAAACAAAGGTTGGCGACTTGATTATTTCTTTACTAAGAACATTAATCAAATTTCCAGTAAGTGTTTAAAATATATTGGTGAGAATAATGAAGGAATTCCTCTAGCTAGTGATCATGCTCCGGTTATTTTAGACTGGGAGGAAAGGAATGGAGGGAAGCATACGACCCTGGGGAGTCATGCGAGCACCGCCATATAGCGCAACAACGGTAGCAACGATAGCAATCATAAGATTGGCCCACCAGATCAAATTAGTGAACTGACTCTCACCACAGTTACCCTTGCCACAGCAACCATCCTCCGCATGAGCCGAGGTTAGCTCATTCATACTGCCGAATACCATCCACGAAACAACGGCTAAAACAATAGCGTAAATAATAGCTCTCATATTTTTAATTATAATAAAATATTTTTTTTTTAAAATATATAATTTTATTAGGAAAATTTAATGTCATTTTCCCAAAAATTCCTTAGGGAATAATTCTTCATTGTTTCGTATTCTTTATTTGTTTTGTCCCTTGTATTTGTCAGTTTTTCAATGGTGTCGCTAGAGAAAGAATGAATTTTCATATTTGTAAGATACTCATAAGAATTTGAAATCTTAGGATATCCAGACTTTTCCAGCTGGGAAATGATACATTCCATTTTTTGTTTGAATATAATTATTTTGTCTCCCATGATTTCAGTTACAAATTTAATTTTAGCATTTAGTACATTCAACTCATTACTCAGTTTATCACAGATGTACTTTTGTCTTTTGTTGTAATATTCATTTCTGATTCTCCAAAAGTGGAAGATTATTTCTTCGGGGGATTCCATTTTAACTATTTCATTTTTCTCATTGAATACATACATGTTATTCGCTGACAGATGTGAAATTAGTTTCAATTTCTTAAGTGTTTCATTATTCTGAGTCCATTCTATTACATTTTCCAAAGGACATTTAATGGTAAAATTAACAGACATTTCGGTAGATGCGTTAGTGTAGCCAAATATGATACCTTCAGTCTCTAACTTGTCAAGGAATGCTTTGTAATCGTCAGTCCATGTTCCAATTGGAAGTTCTGTAACATTTATCACATTTCCCTTTACAGTGTATTTTCCTATCGTGATCCATTTATTAGTCTCAGTCTTTTTAATAGTTCCTGTAAAACCTTTATACCAAGGTGTCATTTCAGGAATGTCTGCGTCCTCGTCAATCACAAGATCCATGAGTCTCTTTTTAATGTCTTCTGGATTGAAACACGGAACATCGCAAGAGAAACCTGTTCCGATACCGCATGCTCCGTTGATAAGAATGAGAGGCAATGTAGGAACATAAAACATTGGTTCAATCGGATCTCCATCTTCTTCTAGATAATCAAGAACATTATTGTCGTCTTCGTTGAAAAGTTTTCTGAATTCATTAGATAAATGTGTAAAGATGTACCTTGGACTAGAAGCATCTTTGCCTCCAAGAAGTCTAGTTCCAAACTGTCCAACAGGTTCTAGTAGATTCATATTGTTTGAACCTACAAAGTTTTGCGCGAGAGAAATAATAGTATCCATTAGGCTGTTTTCACCGTGATGATAATTAGTCTTTTCTGATACATATCCAGACAACTGAGAAACTTTAATTTCTGAATACAAATTTCTTTTGATACAGGCATAGATAATCTTTCTCTGAGAAGGTTTCATTCCATCTATAAGATTTGGGATAGATCGGATGTTATCACTGATAGAAAAGAGTACAAGTTCTTTATCAACGAGGTCCTTTACAGAAACATTCTTTGAATTGTAATCCAGACTTTTCGGACATTTAATATTTTCTAATATCCACTTTTTGCGAGCATCGGCTTCAGTCTTTGTGAAAGCCAAAACAAGAGACTTTGAATCTTCGTTTGTTGTTATTTTATAATTGAGAGTTTTCATAGATCTAAAGTACTCTTTAGCTTCTTGTTGAGTGCTAGTACCAAGACCCTTGTAATATTTTACCTTGAATTTTGAAGCGTCATTCTTAGATTTCCATTCCTTGTAATCATTTAGATTGTAAAATGGAATTACTTCACTTTTTTTCGTAAGTTTGATAACAGGTGTCACCAATGAGCTTATGAAGTCTTCTTTAAGAAGTTCTGGCCAACCATGGCTAATGAAGTTAACCAGAAGACTCTTGATGTGAAACCCGTCTGTATCAGCATCAGTCATGATAAGAATCTTACCATATCTGAGTTCTGAAACGGACTTATACTTCTTACCAGTTTGAAGACCCAAAATTTGTTTGATGTGATTGATTTCAGCGTTTCCCGACATTTGTGAATAAGTCGCGGTTCGTGTATTAAGTATCTTACCCTTGAGAGGAAAAGCTCCGTAGTAGTCTCTGCCGACAACTGAAAGTCCAGATACAGCAGTAGTCTTGGCCGAGTCTCCCTCTGTAAAGATAATAGTACACATTTTAGATTCTTTTGTTCCTGCTTTGTTTGCGTCATCAAGTTTTGGAATGATGACCCTGTTAGTTTTCTTTCCGTCTGTCTTTGATATATTTTTCTTTTCCTTGGCTTCTGCGAGAGCGAGAATACTATCAAGAATACCAAGTTTCAGTACACTTTTTACAATGTCGTCTGTTAGATTAAATTTACTTCCAAAGTCTGAAATTTTAGTAATGTGTTTTTCTTTCGTCTGCGATGAAAATACTGGATTTTCAATTTTACAGTTGATGAATACAAATAGATTTTCTCTGATGTAATTGGGTTTAATGGTAATGTTTTTGTGTTTTTCTTGGATTATTTCTGTTAGTTTTTTAACAAGCGGCATCATGATGTGTTCGACATGATTTCCGCCATCTGTTGTAGCAATTCCATTTACAAATGAAACACATTTGAATTCATTACTCGGACTAAAAGCAACTTGCCATCTATTTTGCTCACAAATAATTCTGGGAACTGTCTTTTTGTCTCCGATGTACATTGAGATGTAATCGGAAAAGTCTTTAACATTCAGTTTTTTACCATTCAGTTGAACTGAGATGTGTTTTGGAGTAATAGCGCAAATGTCGTACACTCTTTTAGCCAGAATACAGAGAGTATCATGGGACATCTCTGAGATTCCAAACCGAGCATAATCTGGTTTGAATGATATTTTAGTATAATTTCCTTTTTTGCTATCGGTTATAACAGGTTTAGATTTCTTAGACATATTACATTGAAATTTCTGCGTGTATTTTTTACCGGAATGAGAGGTCTCAATTATAAATTCGGTCGAGAATACATTTACAAGCTTTGCTCCGAGACCATTGAGACCTCCAGTAGTTCTTTTTTGAGAGTCGTCAAAATTAGTGGATGTAAGCAAATTTCCAAAAATAAGTTCCGGAATGTAAATTTTATACTCTGGGTGTACCTCAATAGGAATACCCGAGTCGTTATACACGCTAATTTTTTCTTGTGAGATTTCTACTTTGATACATTTAACCTCTTCGTTTCTTTGTACTTCGTCTGAAGCATTAGTGATAATTTCATCGAAAAGTTTATATATCCCCGGGTTAAAGTTACACATACTATATTTCAATTTTTCTTCTTCAATTTTCCACATTTCAGAATTCACACACTTTATATCACCGAGGTACATACCTGGGCGTGCTAAAATGTGTTCAATCTGTGTGTACTTCTTGAATTTTTCCGCCATTGTTAAATTATCTGGTTTAAATATACACTAATTTTTTAAACCGGATAATTTTTTGTAATTTTTGATATACAACCCCCTTTCACGATTTCATATCATTGATTAATTTATTAATGTGCTCTTCAGTAACAACTCCACTGAAACTGCGCGAGTGATTTTTGTACTTTATAATAGTATAAGGTATAGTTTTAAAGTCGTATTCTTCCATTACATTATCAAATTCATCATCGTCTAGATTTACATGGTATAGCATACTGTTTGGAAAAGATGTTAGAATTTTATCAAGTTCTTGGCAAGGAATACACCATTCTGTTCCAAATTTGATAAATACAAATGTATCTCCAAAATCCATCTGAAGTAAATTTTTGAGAACAGAATTGTTTCTAACAGTGACACCCATACAAATATATAAAGTGTATTTATTTTATTTTTAAGTTGAATAAAATAATTTAATTTATTATGTAAATTTTAAAATGGCGTTTTTAGATTTCTACACTATTGACTTAACTATAATATTAATAATTTTACTTATAATGGGCATCTTGTTTGCAAGTATTAATTACGTAGACCCAGAAGAAGACACTGTTGGAACTTTGGGTAAAATATTAATTTCGTTTACATTAGGGTTTTTGTCTAGTGTGTTTTATTCGTACATTACACTCGAAAGTGATGTATTATTAAAAGAAAATTTCTGGGACTAAATCAAATATTAAAATAATTTTAAATAATTATAGATGTCGATTAGCTTATCTAAGTTTAATCCTAAGAGAATAGAGGAAAGACGTACCGTAGGATCAGGACCAGCCACATGCGTCTTTATAGGAAAGAGAGGAACAGGAAAAAGTACATTAGTCGCAGATATACTTTATCATCTTCGCAGAATTAAAGCGGGCGTTGCTATATCTGCAACTGAAGATGGAAATGCTTTTTATTCAAGTTTTATACCAGACTTACTTATACATTCTGAATATAAACCCGAAGTTATTCAACAAGTGATTACCCGACAAAAAAAGTCAATAAATGGAAAAGATCCTAAGAAAGACAATGATGTTTTTTTACTCTTAGACGACTGTATGTATGATAAACGTATGATCAGAGATACCAACATTCGTGGCATATTCATGAATGGAAGACATTGGAAAATTACATTTATGTTAACAATGCAATATTGTATGGACTTACCCCCTGATCTTAGAGCAAATATAGACTATGTATTCATTTTAAGAGAAAATATTATTCAAAATCAAGAAAAACTTTATAAGAATTTTTTCGGTATTTTTCCACAATTCAGTGTTTTTCAAGATGTTTTAAATGCTTGTACAGAAGGATACGATTGTCTTGTTTTAGATAACACTTCAAAAAGTAATAACATACAAGATTGTGTTTATTGGTATCGAGCAAAACCCAATAGAAAATTTAGAATAGGATCAAAAGAGTTATGGGACTACTGTGCTAAAAAATATGATAAAAATAAAACTAAGGAAACTGCAGACGAAGATCCTAAAAAACTAAGAAAGAAAAATGCCGTAAGTGTTACAGTTAAAAAGTTAAAATAACTTAAAGAAGATTATTTAAAGGCGTGCATTATAATCTGTATTATGGATAAAATAAATAAATTAAAGTCTATACCTCAACACGAACAACGTTCAGAAGCTTGGTTCAAGCAAAGAGAAGGTAAATTGACAAGTTCAGACGCAGGTACAGTTCTTGGTTTAAATCCTTATCAAAAACCTCATGAAGTTCTTTTTAAGAAATGTGGACACGATCCAAAACCCTTCGTAGGTAATGTAGCCACTCTACATGGCCAAAAATACGAAGATGAAGCAATAGAAAAGTATTGTAAACTTACAGGACAGGAAAACTATGATTTTGGTCTTATAGCTCATGAAGATGTACACGATTGTAGCGATTATTATTGGCTAGCTGGATCACCCGATGGAATTTCAATGTCTACAGAAGAAAATGGAAAACCTATTCTTCTTGAAGTAAAGTGCCCTTACAAAAGAGCTATTAAATTTGGATATATCCCTGCTTATTACTATCCTCAGGTTCAGTTGAATATGTTCATTTGTAATCTAGAAGATGCAGATTTCATAGAATATAAACCACCAGACATCATGAACATTGTAAGGGTTAAAATTGATCATGATTGGTTAAATGAAAATTTACCTATTTTAGAAAAATTCTGGAAGGAGGTCGAGTATTATCGCGAGAATGACATCAAGACGCATCCAAAATATAAACCACCAAGACCACCTAAGAGAGTTTTAGATCTACGTGATACTTCAGATGACGAGGCAGTGTGTATCCCAGATTTGATTATAAGGGACATTTAATTTTACAGAAAATATTTCAATTTAAAAACTTAATTTATACTAATGTAAATTCCAAAATGGGAATCAGAGGCTTAAACAATCTTATTAAGAAATATGCTCCAGATGCTATTTCAGAAAAAGAAATAAATTTATACAAAGGTTCTAAAGTAGCTGTAGATTGTAGCATACTGTTGTATAAATTTAAATATGCTTCTCGTACTCCAAATTCACATATCATAGGCATAGCAAATAGAATTAAATACTACTTCATAAATGGTATTCTACCGGTATTTGTATTTGATGGTACGCCACCGGAGGCTAAAAAGAGTGTACTTGTTAAAAGGCAAGCAAATAAAGAAAGAATGTATGTCCGTCTTGAACAGTTGAGAGCAAGAATTCCAGAGACTAATGAAGAAGAAAAACTTATAAATGAAGAAATAGAAAAAATTACATCTCAGCTTATTGTTATAAAGAAAAAAGACATCGAGGAATGTAAAGAATTCCTTGAATTGTCTGGAATACCTTACTGTACAGCTCCAGAAGATGCCGAAAAGTATTGCGCTTTTTTGCAAAGAAATGGACTAGTAGATTATACAGTGACAGATGACACTGATGCCGCAACATTTGGATGTAAGAAAATTCTAAAAACTGGTATATCGAGATACATTACTGAGATAGATACTGACGTTTTATTGTCTAAATTTGAAATGGACATGGATTCATTTGTAGATTTTTGTATACTTTCAGGATGTGATTATACAGAACCAATTGCTCAGATAGGACCTGTTACATCTTTCAATTTGATCAAGAAACACAAATGTATAGAAGAAGTTCTGAAGGTAGTTAGTAAAAAAAGCGAAAATTTTAATTACATTATTTCTCGCAAGATATTCAAAGAATTTGATTATGAACTTCCAGAAGAATTTACTAAAAGGATGTGCGATAAAGAAAAATTAATTACATTTCTAAATGAAAAGGAAATAAAAGACAATGTAATTTCTAAATTTATTAAAATTGTAATTTAAATTATTTTTTTTTTCTTCAGTATATATTAAATATTAAAAATGGGAATGCTCGAACTATTTTTCGGTAAGAAGAAGTGCAAGGGTCGCAAGGTCCGCAAGGGTCGCAAGGTCCGCAAGCTTTCGTCGTCGGCGCGCGTCGTAATCAACGGCAAGAAGCGCAAGGTATACAAGGGTTGCAACGGTGGCCTTTACTACAAGCGTACCAAGAACGGTAAGACCTACCGTGTCTACATTTCGCCCAAGCTTCTCCGCAAGAAGTCTTCGACTCGCATGGGTGGTACCCGTTTCGGCCGTCGCGGTGTCAAGAAGGGTTCGCGTCTTAAGATGACCAAGGCTGCCAAGCGTGCTCGCGCGTACGCCCGCAAGCGTCGTCGTTGCCTCAAGAAGGGTATGCGTCTTAAGAAGGGTCGCTGCCGCCGTATGTAGATACACAGCTTAAAGTAAATACACCGATTAAATAAATAATACATTTACGCAAATTCCTATGTGTGTTAATGTATTATTTTACATATTTCCATTCTACATGTATAACTCATCGAATGTAATTTTTTCATGTTTAATGAATAAAACTTTTTCAATTAGTCTAATACTTGTGGGGTAAATTTTTTCCGTGTTTACTCTCTTAATAATTATCTTTCCTTCGGGAAATTCGACATTAATTTCGATTATACAATTACGTCCGTAATTCTCAAGACATTTGATACGCTTAATGTATTCGGCTCCATTGGAAGAATTACTATGTATCTTAGCAAATTTAATAAGTTTCTTGAAATTAGAAGACAACAAAATTAAATTATTGTCTTCTTCAAGTGTTTGTAAGCAGAATGTAATTTTTTCTACAGGTTTCCATTTGAAAAATGAAAAATTAACACCCGTTAAGATAGGAAGATTTGCCGGTAGCATAAAAATTTCTTCATCATCCGACAAATTTTTGAAATATTTTATGTCTTCAGAATAAGTCAGTATTTTAAATGTAAAGTCTTTTACATTCGTATTTGATAGCATGATGTCTACTTCTGAAATACGTTCTTCAAAGGGTTGATAATTTATTTTATTACCTGAAATCATAAAAGCATCATAAAAAGTAAGAAATTTATCTGTGTAAGAAATCTCAAAAATACTACCATTAAAGTATTCATCTAAAGTGTCTAGTTGTATTTGATACACACTTAAATCTTTGAAGACTATCACCGAAATATTTTCTCCGGTGGCATTTTTAAATAGAAAAAGTAAAGCTCTTTTTGTATTTACAGTATCTTTAGTATAAAAGATATATCTATAATTAAAAAGCTTAAAAATGTGTTTTCTTTCGATATTTATAGCATTTTGAAGAGGAAAGTACATGTCATGATTTCCAGTCCAGTTATTGTTTAAAAGAAAAATAATCTGTTTTTTAAAGTTTTCGTTAATTATCTCAGTCGCCATAATTAAATGTAGTTAAATGTGTAATGTCTATTGTCTTTAAATAAATTTAAAGATACACGACATTAATCTATAATGTAGTAATGTCTTTTAATTGTAAAGAGATAACTCTAATTAACTTTCTAATAGCTTTTTACAAGAATAGACTAGAATTATTTAGTGATATAATTAATCAAAAAACACCTCTTTCTTTAAGACTCTTAGATTGGTTAGTAACTAATTATTCGAAAAAGTACAATATTACATATCCCCTGAAATACAATTCCGAAACTATTTACTTTAATATATACATCGACTATAAAAATCAATTGAAAGCCTATTCAAAGAAATTTTTTGATCCATTTTGCAGACAAAAAAGACTTGTAATAGATTCTAATACGTTTAAATGGAGAACTTACACAACTGAAGAAGACATCACCAAAAAAGACATAGTTACTACCGTGGGTCAACTAAATTTTTTTAGGTGGTTTATAGAAAATAAAGTAATGGATTATGCGTTATGTAATGTAGAACTTATAGATAGTGATATGATGGCAACCGTAACCTCTAAGAAAAGGGGAAAACGTAGTGTATTGTCTCCGAGTGCTATGAAAGGTATATATACTAACGATTATGATATTACAATTAAATTTAAACCTTAATAAATAAATATAAAAATAAAGTGTATTGTAAATTACAATGGATAAGAATCCACTAAGAGTTTGGTTATTCTCTACGGGTAAAATTGTTAAGAACACTGATAACAGAAATGTAACACATTATATGCTCGACGGAGGAAAACTTGATCTCACAGCCGATTACCAATTATTTCAAGAGTTATATGCTAAATACATTAACTTTAAAAACTGTATAGTTGAAAAAAAGACAGATGTATTCAGATTTTTTATAGATTTTGATATTCTTTCTACAGAAATTCTCGATATAAATACTTATGCTGTATCTGTACAGAATGTAATGTATAATATATACAACAACCCCAATTTAAAGTGTATTATAACAAAAGCTGACAATCCAAAAGAAATCAAGAAAGGTGACGATGTATTTATAAAACAGGGATACCACTTTAATTGGCCGGACATCACGGTCGATAAAATAGTAGCTCTTAGAATAAGAGAAAATATACTAATTTCTTTGAATACTATTTACGGTAAACCAGAAACATTCTTCGATTCTTGGGATAAAATAATAGATAAATGTGTATATGATAAAAATGGTCTCAGACTTGTGGGATCCGATAAGTGTACATACTCAGATGGGAAATATACTTATGAAAACCGTGTTTATAATTATTACGCAACATACATTGGTAATAAACTTTCAGAAGAACACGACAATACATACAAATGTAATTTATTGAAAGTAATCCAAGACACGAGTATCAGAACTGATACACAAGAGATTACTGAATTTCACGATCTTCCAGAATATGAAGAAACAGAAGAAGACTTTGAATCAGATAATTCTGGTAATTTTACTTTGTTGTCAAATGAAAATTCTCAGAAAAGTAGTATTCTACGTTTTTTTAAGAATCATGTCACGGGATACCGTGTAGAAGACATTCGCGGGATTTTAAAATCAAATATGTACGATACATTATATCTAATTAATACAAAATCTAAGTATTGTCAGAATAAATGTGGGTATCATACAAATAATCACATTTATTTCAAACTAACACCGGCAGGTATTTGCCAGATGTGCATGTCCGAAAATGACGGAGAGCCCGATGATAACGGAAATGTTATTAATTGTAAAAATTTTGAAAGCGGTCGTATTCCATTGTCTCATGATTTATTGTCTTCTCTCAAATGGGGTGTAAAACAAGACAGTACAAGAGAAGGAGAAAATGTAAGTCTAGTATCTTTAATGATGGACAAAATCAGTGACAATTTATCAAATAAAAAAGCTATTGTAGGTCCTAAAACGAGAAAAAAGAAGTAAAAAGTATAATTACAATACCTAAAAGAATTCCGATTGCTGTTTTTCCAAGAAATCCCGGCGAACCATCTATAAACAAAAACGGAGCATTATTAGATATAAATGTATTCATCTGCTCAGAATTTAATACTAGATAAACAAGAGTTATAAATAATACCATTTTGATATTTTTATCAGTGTATAATCTTTGATATACTGATAAATTTACATCTGGAGGTTTCTCAATAGGAAGAGATACATTTTCTTCTTTTTTATTAAATTCTAAATTTACATCACCTGATACGTCAGGATTTACATTATTAGCTGACATCAAATCTTTTACAGAACATTCAAAACTTGACATTGTTATTTACACATTTGTATTTATTTTAAAATCTAAATGAAAACGAATTACATTTCCCGATTTAATTTAAAAAAAAAAATAAATTAAATATAATAAATAATGGGCATTAGCAACGTAGCCGTTAAAACCTTTGACTCAACTGGTTCACAATCTTTGTGTAGAACAAATGAATATAAAGGAGATGAAGAAGTAAAGTCTTCTTTTATTTCTAAGTGTCAAAAAAATTACATTTCAGGATCTGGAGAAACTGTTATACCCGGTAGTTTAAGGCAATTTCCTAAATTAAAATCTGTAGATACATTTTATGTAAATTCTGATACTGACGCTATTTCTGATATAACTTTTAATGTAGAATTTAAAATGAGAAAGCCTTCTGGAGTCACGATGTCAAACTGGCATGCTACTGTAACAAAAGATATTATATTATCATTAATTGACAGGGTTGAAATTAAAATAGGTAGTTTAAATGTACAGACACTTACAGCCGACGACATATACATTCGAAATTTAACAGAACTTGGTAAACCATTTTCATTTAGCGCACCTTTTCCAGAGCCCGACAACACGACGCACCCGGCGTACGAGAATGTGAAGGAACAAAGACCAACCTTACCCAGTAATGTATGGAGATATCTTCGGGCTCTCACCGCCGATGTTTTAAAGATTCAAGCGGCCTGTTCTATCCCTTTTATAGGTAGAAGCAATGATATGTCACGTTCTTTGCTACAAGCAGGAGCCTTGACAAATGCTTTAACTGTAAAGGTTTATTATAATAATATTTATAAGGACAATGCCACTCCAGGAAATTCACACTTCCAAATTCTTTCCGCGGGGAACGCAAGACAGCAGCTTGATGACGCGGGTCTGACGCCATCGAAAGATGATTTCTTAGATACATCATATTTCAAGAGTCATCTTAAAATAAGAACACATGCAATAACAGAAACTGAGAAGAAATTCGTCTCCAAGAATATAGTTCATAGGGTAGTAAATACTTCTTCGAGTATTACCAAAGAAATAGATAAGAATACAGGTATTAATTCTTATACAGATAGTGTTACTGATATTGAAGTAGATTTAGAAAATATTTCTTTTAATGTTAGTCATTTACTAATTGGTGTAAAATTACCACATGTAAAAGATAAAGAACTTTCTTTACCATCAACTGTTACTGCGCCATCCGATGTAAAGCTTCAAAAATTGTATAATAATGAACTTCCTACCCCTTTCAGCGTTATTAGCGCACAGACATTTTATGATAATCAGAACGATACCCACTCCGTCACTCCAGATGCTGTTTTTGGTTATATGCCAGATGCTATAGATTCTATGGAACTTGTATTGGGTAGTGACAGAACAGGATTTATAAGTGGTGTATCTGCTAAAATCGATGCATGTGAGAATTTCAATTTAGTTAATAGCGACAACACAGCGCATTATATCATAACTCTAGCAGAGAAGGCCTTTGACACATCTGGTATTGCATTCTCAAAGATTAATAATAAGAAATTACTCATTAAACTCAATAATAGTATATTCAAAAATGTTTCAGCTTTCGGTGAATACACCATACCTAATCCATTGTCTTCTAGTTCTTTTGCGCAGAATGCTATAATTACTGTCACTGCATGTGGTACCAAGGTACAATCTGTAGTCGGTGGTTCTATGTCTTTCTTATAGTTTTGTTTAAATATTTTAAAAAAAATACAATAGATATATTAAACATTTCATGGGAATAGATAATGTATCTATTAAAACTTTTGATTCAACGGGGTCGCAGTCTGTCTGTAGAACAAATGAATATACATCTCGTGAAAACATAAGTTCTAGTTTACTCTCTATTTGTAAAAAAATGTACATTTCGGGTACAGGAGAAACTGTTATACCAGGAAGTTTAAGAACTTTTCCAACCAGTTCTAATTATGACACATTTAGTATCAACGCTGAATCAAGCGCTTTGTCAGAAATTTCCTTTTGCGTAGAATTTAGATTCAAAGCGCCTAGTAACCCAACTGACTTTGAAGTGTTTGTCTCAAACGATATAATTTTAGCATTGATACACAAAATTGAAATTTATTTCGGACATTTTACTATTCAGACATTAACTTCCGATGACATTTACATTAGAAATTTAACAGAACTTGGTAAGGGAAGTAATATTTCCGGACCTAATTTCCATCTAGAAGACAAATTGGACAACATTTATCATAGAAAATGTAAACAAGGCGATGTAGTTTATATTCAGGCATCATGTTCCATTCCATTTATTGGAAGAAGTTTAGATATGAATAACGCCTTGATACGTCAAGGTGCGTTAACTAATAATCTTATACTTAAAGTTAATTATAACGACTTAAATCCTTCATTATCACAAAGATCCGTTCAAATTTTATCAGGTGGTACAAATTCGGTAAATTATCTAGATTCTTCTTATTTTAAGTCTTTTATTAAACCTGTGAATCACTCGATAACCGAAATGGAAAAAAGTTATATATCTAGAAATTTAATTACTCATTTAGTACGCACATCTCAATTCGCTCAACAAGCTATTAACAAAGTAACTGGTGTAGTAAATGCATCTGGAGAGCTATTTGAAGCGGTAATAAATCTTGATGACGTTAATATAAATGTAAGTCATATATTATTTTCTTTAAGATTACCCCACGTTAATAACAGAATTATAAGTAAATCTTCGAGAACAACTTCAAATCTAGGAGGAAATTCCCGTAGACTACCAACATACGCTACCAGTGGATTTAGTGATATCACAGAAATTAAAAATCACACGACGAGTAGTATAGTTTACGATACATTTGGATACTTTTCAGATTTTATAGATTCCGCGGAATTAATTCTCGGTAGCGACAGAACAGGTTTTATTAAATCAAGTATGTTACTTATGGATAACAATGAAAATTTTGGCCTAAAGGGTATAAGTTCAAATGATTTTTACATAATTAAAATAGCTGAAAAAGCATTTGATGCATCTGGCGTTGACTTTTCAAAAATACACAATAAGAAATTATGTCTTAAAATAAAGAAAGACATTTTCTTATCTGATGATCCAACTGATACTCATCCTATAGAAAATGCTTTAAACAGTAATTTTGTTTCACAAAACGCGTACGTTTCAGTAACAGTTTGTGGAACTCAGATACAGTCTATAGTATCAGGTTCAACCAGTTTCAGTTAAATAAATAAAATAGTTGTTTTTAATTTTATTACGTATTAAATTTAAAATTATTTTCTTTTATATATTTAAATAAATACAATATGTCTGGAGCTGTAGCCGCTCATGCTGCTTATAACGGAAGTGGTACTCAGGGTCT